CGTCCCTCCCAGCAGGCAAGTCGGATGAATCCGACGCGGCAGAAACAGTTGCTACTTGATACAACTGTAACGAGTGGTCCCAAAATGGGAACGCTCGTAATAAACAACCTCACGAACTAAGGAGAGTGATAACAATGAGAAGACCAAAACGTATGAACTATAAAAAATCAAAGAAACTATTTTCACGCACAGCAGCGAGAACAAATAGAAAAAACTCAATGAGAGGAAGCCGACCTATGAGAGGCGGAATTAGACTATAACTAACTAATGGAGAACAACTATGCCATGTTTTCACCCACTACAAGCCTGGAAAACAGAAGACGGGATAAAATTTTATAACCCGTATAAAGACAATCGTAATCACAAAGGTATAAAAATACCTTGCAGACAATGTACAGGATGTCGCAGCGAATACTCACGCCAATGGGCGATGAGAAACGTACACGAAGCACAATTACACGACAGAAACGTATTTATAACATTAACATACGACGACGAACACCTACCAAAAAACGGAACATTAGTAAAAGATCATTTCAGATTATTTATTAAAAGTCTAAGAAAACCACACAAAAAGTTAGACTGGATACCACCAGAAAAAATAAGATTCTATATGTGTGGGGAATATGGCGAAAAATTCGGCAGACCACACTACCACGCTATACTTTTTAACACATATTTTCCCGATGCAACACCTATACAGGGAAAACCAAATCTTTTTGACTCAAACATATTAAGACAAATATGGGGCAAAGGCCACGTATCAATAGGAGCAGTAACTTTTGAAAGCGCAGCGTACGTATCAGCATACGTACAAAAGAAAATAAACGGAAAACAAAAAGATGAACACTATGCCATATATAACAAAGAAACTGGTGAATATTTCGGACAATTACAACAAGAATACGCAAATATGAGCCGGAAACCTGGCATAGCAGGCGACTGGCTCGCCAAATATAAAGACAGGGTATATCAAACAGATGATATTACAATAAACGGCCGTAAAATGAGGCCACCAAAATATTATGACCGACTCTATGAAATAGATCATCAAGACAAGATGGAGGAAATAAAAAAAAATCGTAAAAAAGAAATGGACAAACTTGCTCATCTTTTTACGCCTGAAGCTCTGAAACAAGCAGAGAAAACACACAAAGCCAGAATGGCTTTATATAAAAGGAATAAACTATGATATTAAATAAATATACAATCTTCGATTCAGCACTCGAAGCATACCACCAAGACTATAGCTTGGAAAACGACGCAATAGCGTTAAGACAATTCGCAGACATGGCGAATGAAGAAACACAAATTGCCAAAAATCCAGAGGATTATTCATTATGGAAAATAGGCACATTTGAAACAACAACCGGAGAACTAACACCGGAAGAACCCACATGTATTGCAAAAGCACATGAACATGTGATACAATTCAAAAAAAACAAAAAATAGGAAACTAAAATGCCCATGAAAAACCCCCACAAATACAACACAAGAATCGGCTCCGCACAACAACATCAATTCGCGGAAGTACCACATGCCGATATTCAGCGAAGTACATTTGATAGGAGTCATGGGCTAAAAACCACATTTAATGCCGGAGAACTAGTACCGATCTACGTAGACGAAGCATTACCAGGAGATACATTTTCTTGCAACCTAACTGCATTTAGCAGATTAGCAACACCAATACACCCAACCATGGACAACGCATTCATGGATTCCCATTTCTTCGCAGTCCCAGTACGACTCGTATGGGACGATTTCGAAGAATTTATGGGAGAAACAAAAACATATAAAGCTGCTGGTGCCACAAGATTAGATGGCACACCCGACTTTTCAGTCGCAGCGCCAATACCACCAACAATTACAGCCGGAGGCTCAGGCGAAGCCGAACAATCATTATCTGACTATTTCGGAATACCAACTAAAATAGCAGGATTAGAATTCAGTGCATTATGGCACCGAGCTTATACGCTCGTCTGGAACGACTGGTTCCGAGATGAAAACTTACAAGCCCCAAAAACAATATTAACAACAAGCGGAGCAGACGCAACCGCATACCCTCTGTTAAACAGAGGCAAAAAACACGATTACTTTACATCAGCATTACCCTGGCCCCAGAAAGGCGCAGACGTAACAATACCATTAGGACAGACAGCACCAGTATTAGGAATTGGTAAAGCCAATCAAGTATGGTCTGATGGCGCACAAACAGTATACAATTCCGAGGCCGGAACTTCAAGTTTCGCAAATTCATCAGCAATAGGAGAATCATCATATCCTAATGATTCAAGATTCTATGCTGAAGAAGATCCAGATAATAGTGGATATCCTCACATATATGCTGATTTATCAGCTGCTACATCAGCAACAATTAACCAACTTCGATTAGCATTCGCAACACAAAAATTTCTTGAAATACAAGCCAGAGGCGGTTCAAGATATATCGAAGTAATAAAAAACCACTTTAACGTAACTAGCCCAGACGCTAGATTACAACG